TTACTACCATTGTAATATCACCAGCAGCAGCACTTCCAGGTGTTGCTGACATAGTAATTGCAATACGCAAAGGAACTTTCGGATCTTCTGAAAGTCCTCCATCTTCCCAAATAAAGTTAGCTATAGCATTAACATTACGAGTTTCTGCTAATAATTCCGCAGGTGCTGTAACAGCCCCTTGAAATTGTGTTGATAAAGTAACATAACAATCTTCATCAATAACAGCAGCAGCATCCGTAGTCGTGCCACTTATCGTATAGGCCTGTGGGCCATTATATAATCCAACATTAAATGTAGCACTTGTAGCTCCATCTAAATCATCATTATATACTTGTAAGCTAACTAATTTAGCATTTGACGGAACTTGTGCCATAACAATAATATCATTATCGTCAAGGTCAGTTGTTTCCGCAGCAATCGTATCCATAAAAACACGCAGTTTTCCACCACCACTCGCAGCTTCGAGAGTAGTTCTAGGTGTTGCGTCAAGATTCGTGATTTCCACGCCTTTTGCAGTTGCCATATTATTATACTCCTTATTCTACAGCGGCTATCTCTACCATCTTTTCTTCTTCGATACGAGTTGCACCGATTGTCATAGATAGAAATACCTGTGTTGCATAGTTCTTATCTGCTCTTTCAGATATTTTTGTACTTATATCTGCTCCAAGAGCAAGACCTATTGCTGATTTTGTAAACGCTAAATTTTGTCTATTTGGAGTACTGTCTTGTCCTAATCTTTGAGATCGAATAAATTTAAACCCTAAAAAGGTATCTATTTGACCGCTGACTAACGCTTTAACAGAATTATAATCTGCTGACGTAATTTGAGTTATCGCCAACAAATCTGCTAATTGACCAGCAGAACAAACCAAGAATCTTGGTTCATCTGGATCAATATCGTTTGCATCTAGGATTTCTTTGGCATTTAAAAGTTTTGTAACTGATAAACCAACTCCTCCATGTGCTACTTTATTCCCAGCTGGTAAAGAAACGGATGTTCCACCCGCAACTCCACTATAAGCTGTTCCAGTAGCTGCAGCGATAATTGCATCATCCATAGCACGACCCATTGCCCACGCACCAGCCATAGCGTATTCTGACGTTGGGGAAATTAATAGTCTAACTTTATCTTCGTTATCTATTAAATCTGCCCAGTCATAGTCATCCATTGATACTTTTCTTCTTGAATGGGGTGTATCCATTCTTGGTGTATCAGAATGACGTGAAGTACGTTTCTGTGCTGAAGTTGAGCCGATTCTTTCAAAAAAATGCGATTTGCCAGTAACTGATTCAGTTCTAACAGCATCTCTTAATCGAGAACCTTTTTGTTGTGCTAGGTGTAATACATTAGCTTTGTACTGTTCAACGAAAGCCGTTGTTATTTGTACAGACATATTATCTCCATAGTTTTACAAAGTTGAAGAATAGGGGTCGAATAGCACAATGCTGATTCAACATATTCCATTAAATCGGCTTTTGTCCTTTCGGGAAACCTTATCGTAAGACGATACGATCAATCGAATGTTTAAAGCCGATCACGGCTACCTATTCGTTCTCCTATGAAGGGCGAATTTTGATACAACAATTATAACAGATAATTTATTTAATTACCATACACTTTTTCGTGTAATTGTTTTACTTGTTCCACAGCATTTCTATGTTCTGGATGTCCAGAATTATGATAAGGATGTTTTGCATCTGAATAAATTTTTGCAATATCAGCTTTAGCATCTATTGGTGAAACAGCTAATTTATTATTTTGTGTATTTTTAGCCATATCTTCCGTTATATCCTCACCTAAACGTGCAAATAATTTCACAACTGATGGATGATTACCTGCTTCGGTGTCCAAAAGTTGAATCAAATCTTCATCTGCATATACTGACATTGCTCTTTGTGCGGCTCTAACTTTATTATCATAGTCATAACCCCATTCTTTATGCAATGCTTCTTCTGTGCTTTTCTTTCCTAAAGTCATTTCTGAATTACGTCTTTGATTTTCAAAATCAACAGATTTGACTTGAAAGTCTATCAATGCTTTAGCTTGATCGTTATTCAACCCAATTTGATGGGCAACATTCTTAAATTGTTTAACTTGTTCTTCATTAAAATATTTAGAATGTGTTTCTGGAATAGCAAAATTATACTTTTCAGAAGTTTCGGGCCTTCCTAACTTTGTATATAATTCAGCTTTTTCTTCATCTGTTTTTGGTATAGGTATTCTACTCCCTATCATTTTTTGCTGGTGAACTAGTGTATTAGCCGCAGATTCTAAATCTTTAATATTTTGAATTGTTGGATTATTTTTCAATTCATCATTTAAAGATGATCTCCAGTCTTGATTATCACTAGCACCAGACCCAAGTATAGTTTTTTCTTCTACTACTGGGTTGTCTTGTACTGTGGTCGTTTGCTCATCAGCCATTTTTATCCTCCTTTAAAAGATTGATTATTCTGATAATTACCGATCTTTGACCTTCTCGGTATGAAGTTTCATATGGATCACTTTTTGTAAATGAACCTCTATGATAATAAGCTGACTTTAAATCAGCTATTACTCTTTCGCCCTCTTTAGAGCCAAAAGTAATTCCGTAATCTCTTTTTAAACTTTTAATTTGTTTTTCAAAATCAGGTGCTGCCATTTTTCGGTCTATATTTTTTATCCCAAATTTCTTTTTGTGTCAAACCTATTTCATCTTCTTTTCGTTTATTTCGAGAATCAATCTTATTTACATCTATCATTTCAACTAAAGCATACCGACACACTTTAGGAGTTTTTTTTCTCCAAGGCCCTGTTGCTCCCCATTGAAAATGTAATAAATAACGTGGCTCATCATAGATTTCCATTCTTGAAATATCAAAATCATCTAACACATTAGCAAAACTTTCGTTGGGTTTATGATCGTTCCAATCCATTATTGGATAGAACCAGAACCATTAGTATCACTAGGATCAAAGGGTGGTTTCACAACTGCGATTGTATTTAATAAATGTCTTAATTCTTCACGAAGTTCACCATCCGTTTTTCTTCCTGTTACATCTTCAATTTTAGTAATTGTTTGATAACCAGAACGATCTAATAAACTATTAACTGCACCTAGTTGAACCGAAGCTGATATTTTAGGATTTGAAATTAAATCTTTTAATTTATCTACAGCTAAAGGTACGTGACTACTCATTAATTTTTTAGTAGCTTCATCTATTTCGTTACTTAATTGTTTTTTAAGATTATGCCCTTGTTGTTCTGCTGTAGCTTCTGAATAACCTGCCTTGATTGCAGATTGTTTTGCATTTCCTGTTTGTGAAAAATTTTCAATAAATGCTTGTTGCATTTCTGTTAATGATTTCATTATGCTAATCCTTGTTGTTCGGCTTGTGCCATTGCTTCTTCCATACCTTCTTTAGTTTCAGGTTTAGACATTTCTGTCATAGCTTTACCTTGTGATAATGCCGTATCAGCTTGTTGCTGTGCCATAGCTTGTTCTTGTGCTTGTTGTTGTGCTGCTGCTCTTTGTTCTCTTATTTCTGCTACTTCATCTTCGCCACGTAAAACTGTTTTAGGAACTCCAAGTAATGTTGCTCTCATTCTAATCGCTTGTTCGTGATTAATAACATCCATAACAGTAGGATCAACTTGAACAACTTGCATTGCTAATTGATATAATCTTTCTACTGCAATAGCTTCTTCCATTCTTTGAGAACGTGCTAAAGGCCCGACATATTCTATATCCATATTTCTACCTTCCATTTCAGATGGTCTTGGCATTAACGCATCTGATCTCATCATAATTCCAAATACTCTTTCGATTAATGGATTTAAAAATTCAGTTTGAAATCTCCCCAATGTTGGGCCTAGAAGTCTTTGCATTAATTCATATCTAACTTGAACTTCTGTTGCCGTCATTTGTGGGCCTTCTTGTAATTGTAATTGATCTGAATAGTATGCTTGTCTAATTGCTGTTCTTAATTGATTTTCTTTTAAATCTGTTATTTGCCAATTCGATCCAATTTGTAATGGTTTGATTGCTGTATCACTTCTAACAACTGTAATTCCAGCAGGTGTCATTCTAACTCTACCTATTACTCCATCATCAGTAACTAATAATGGTGGATCAATAGCTTTCGCCCACGCCTTTAATCCAATCTCTACAGC